AACATTAATTCTGTAACTAGAGTGGCAATATATCATTTACAAGTGGTACATTAAAGCGGTCTGCAATTTACCAACATACTAGTTAGCGTATCTTTCAACGTTGCTTTCTAACTGTATACATTAATGTTAGCACTTGGTGATACCTTAATATGAGAGTGAAGCAAGCACAGCTTCTTTACACATCATGTCTTTAAATCTTAGACAACCTCTTTCAAAATAAAATCTTAGGTTAGTCAGAATTAAGTCATTCTTTTTTAGCATAACATAGTTAATATTGTGGTCATCAGTTGTGACTGTTATTTTGATTGGGCAGGAGTTATCTGGTTTATCATCACAAAATATAATACCAGAATCAGCATATTCCTTAATGCCATACATTCTATCCTTGTATTTAAGAGTGAACACATATCTTCCCCTACCACTCGGTTTATCAATAAAAGCTTTGCTGTCATTAAGGTATACGCCTTGACTAGAATATGCAACATATTTGTCACTTGAAAAAGCTTTGTTGAAACCACTTTGCTTTTGTGCAATGGATGCCGTGTTAATGAAGCCCTGTTCTAGTACGAAACCATTACCCCTTAGGAAATTTGTATCTTCTTTTAATCTAGCAGATATGCCCATAGCTGTATAATATGGGTTAATAATAGATACAGTGTTACCACACATAAAAACAGGCACATATCTAATTTGTTTTCCCTGTCCTCTTGCAACGCTTGTGTGTACACTTAAAAACTTCTTGATTTCATCTGTGCAGTAGTGATTAGTTTCACTCTGGAATTCATCAAACATCATTTGTTGAACATCGGAAAAAAGGTGGCTGTATCGCTTTAATGCATCAGCATTATTAAGTGAGAACGCATAACCACACGGTTTTTCGTTCAAGTAGAGTTCATGAAAGATACCAGACGCACGTCTTTTGCTTGTCATTTCATATCCTCTAAAGAAAAGTGAGCCAATGTCCTTAAAGAATTTGTCTGCTATTTCGTCAAGTTCGTAATTATATCTGTATACAAGTGCGAACTTTTCGCCTCTTTTTAGAAATCTATTGACTAACAGCCTGCTAAAATATGTTGTCTTTCCACCCGTTCTATTAGTTGTAACCATATAGATTTCTGGCTTGTTACCATTTATGTCAAGCATGCTCAAAAGTTTTGTGCCGTCATAGTATTTATTCATTGTGTATGTCACCTACTTTCTCTATATATTGTATCATACTTCTTGACAAAAAGCAATATATAGTGTATAATATTTCAGATGAAAAGGTGGTGAAAAGAATGGATGTAAATGCTATTTTACAAGCTGTTGGCACACTTGGTTTTCCTATCGTATGTGCAGTAGCTATGGCTTGGTATGTCAAGTATATGACAGACCGAAACAGAGAAGATATTGACAAACTTAATGAACAGCATCAGCAGGAAATGAAAGAAGTAACAACAGCATTAAACAACAACACACTAGCACTTCAGAAACTTTCAGACGTTATTGGGAATGAGGTGAATAAATGACACACGAGTTAAAAAATGCTTTGCTCGAAAATAATATTCAGTGTATTAACGAATATGACGGTAAATTTGTTTTTTTGTACACTAAACTAGCTGGTTTAGGTTCTTTGCGTTTACCGTGCTTATTTAGTCGTGAAATAGCTGTCGGGAGTTTTTTAATAGCAGATGTAGAAGTAAATAGTAGCATTAGAACAACTGTTTTTGTGTGTTGTAATTCTTCTCAGACCAGTCAAGAGAACGTTGCGTCTGAAAATAACCTATTTTGGCATCAGATAACAGATAATGTTTCATTGATTATTACACCGAATTAAAGGGAGATGATTAACAATGGGAAAACAGATTGACGATTTAGTTTTACTAGCTATTCTTCAAAATCAAATAAAGAACGCTGTGGATGAAAATAAGGTTGATACTAGTAAGTTTGCAAATGTTAAGCATGTTAGTAATTTAAACTCATTATCAGAAAAAGAAAAAAACGATATATCTGAAAATTTATATAATTTTCTGATTGATGATTCGTCGAATTTTATATATACATTATTGGAGAAGAAAACAAATAATTGGAAATATGTAAGATTTTACTCGGGTAGTTCAGGCTATGTTTTTTTTACAGAAAGTGGTTTGAAGTTCACACCATTAAGAGAAGATAGAACTATAGCAGTTGATACTACTGGCGCTGTTATATTTACAGATCGTAAGGAGGAATTAAGCATACTTCCAAAACCACAAAATTTAATTTTGACATCAGAAAAATACCCTGATGTAGTGTTTTATTGTAACTACTTCAGCAACACAACAGATTCTATTATATATCGTTTTTCAAGTGGTATCATTTTAGATTCATCATCTGAAGCCCCACAGTACAAAATAGTTTTTGCTTCGTACAACGTTAAAGTGGCTAAAGTCACTTTTGAAGAGAAGGTGTTATCATGAAAACAGTAATTCTCAACTCAAAAGGTACTCATGTAGTCGCACTACAAGCCATTTTACGTTCACAGGGTTTCATTGGCCAAAATGGAAAACCACTTTCAATCGATGGTGATGCAGGTAACAACACAATATTTGCCATCAATTCATACCAGAACATGATGAGGGCATACGGAATTGAATGTGGCACAAACGGCCACAATGATTCTTCCTGCGGTCCAAAAATGTGGGAGTCATTGTTAGGTGGTGATTGTTAATGCCTTTTACACCTAGACTTACATCAGCAGGCATGCAAGGCTCTAAATACTGGTACAGCGATAACCCATTTTATCAAGCAAACCTCGGGCCGCAACAGACAGGTGGCAACTGTACATGGTATGCTTGGGGAAGGTTTTATGAAATTATCGGGCGTTATCCGTACGGCTTGTCAACTTCAAATGCAACAAATTGGTACTCACGTACAACAGGTTTTTCAAAAGGAAAAGAGCCAAAGTTAGGAGCTATTGCTTGCTATGGTTATAACAATGGTGGTGCAGGTCATGTTGCAGTTGTTGAACAAATTACAACAGATGGTATTTTAACTTCAAACAGCGGATGGTCGTCTGGAAAATATTTCTGGACAGAAAAAGCAAAAAAGAGTAACGGATATTGCCCTGATTGGATGAATGGATATTTACAAGGTTTTATCTATGCTGACGTTGATACTGGAACAGTGCCAGACCCAACGGAGTTACACTGGCAATCAATTCCAGATTGGTTAGATAACTACACATCAGAGAAATCAACAAACAACGCTTATTGCGTTGCAAGCTATTTACTTACAAAAGGCTGGTCATTAAATGGTGTTTGTGCATTACTTGGTAATGCTACAATGGAGTCTTTTATCAGTGCAGACTTGTATGAAAAAGGCGTTGCAGTAGATGAAAGGGGCTATGGTTTAGTTCAGTGGACACCTGCTGTTGAAACTATTATTCCATATTTAAACCAGAACTTTCCAGACTGGCAAACAAATCTGGATACAAACGGGTACGGTCAATGTCAGAGATTGGATGATGAACGACACAACAATCCGCAGGAGTGGTATCCAAACTTTCCATCAGTGCCGACAGAGTACAGAACTTATCAGACAATGGAAGCTTTTTGTACTGCAACAGATGATGTTGGGCATATGGCAAAATGCTTTTTGTACTGCTATGAAAGACCTGCTGACCCGTCAGCGACAATCGAAAAGAGAGCAGAGTATGCGAGATACTACTTTAATTTGTTACAGGGCTTTAATCCATCTTTGCCATCAGGTAAAGGAATTAAGCGCAGAATGCCTATATGGATGTATCCTAAATTAAGAAAGAGGTGGTAACATGAAACAGGCAACAAAAGATGCATTATTAGCATTTGTTGGAGATAGAACAGACGATGATGCCATCAGCATTTTAGAAACAATTAACGATGATGGTATTGATGATGGTGAGGACTGGCACCAGAAATACGTTGATAATGACAAGGAATGGCGAGAAAGATATACAACAAGATTCAAAGAGGGTGGAGAACCTCAGCCAACAACACCCCCAGTCTCAGAACCAGACCCCGAAGATGAAATGAAAAAGTTAACTATTGATGCTGTGTTATACGGTGAGAATAAATAAAGGAGTGATTTTTATATGCCTACTAAACCTAAAATTACGACAAATACCAACATTTCAGCTGACGTTGTAAACGCAATTAGAAACAGTGCGTCAAATAACTATCGTGAGAATGTTCCTTACGTAACTCCGGACGCAGACTCGCTTCGAGGTATTGGTGCTATCTTAATGAATAACCCTGCATTAATGAACGAGTTCATCAATACACTTGTCAACAGGATTGCCTTTGCGAGAATTGCCAGCCGAATGTACACCAACCCATTAAGAACACTGAAAAAAGGTGTCATTGACACAGGTGAAACGATTGAGGACATCTTTGTAAACATTGCGAACGTGTATCAGTATGAAGAAGTTAGGGGTTCTGACAATGGCGCAGGAAATGCATTTAAGCGATTCGACAATGACGTAAGAGTTGCTTTCTATGTGATGAATTCACAGTTAACTTACCCTGTGACAGTTAATCGCGCGATGCTCAAAAACGCTTTCAATTCTTGGGCAGGTATGGACGAACTTGTCGCTGGTGTCATTCAGTCAGAATACAGTGCGGCGGCTTACGATGAATTCAATATTACTAAATACATTATTGGTCAGCACATCCTCAAAGGAAAACTTACTTACTACACATTCACAGGTGGGAAATATCTTGAAGCGGCTACACAGCTTAGAAAAGCTTCAAATGATATGTCATTTATGACAGACAAGCTCTCTATTGCAGGAGTTAAAACATTTACAGAGAATGACAGAAAAGTTATTCTTATCAACACCAATTATGACGCAAACATTGACACAAATGTTCTCGCAGGTGCATTCAATCTTCCTTATGCAGATTATCTGAACAGAAGAATCCTTATTGATTCGCTCGGTACACTGGACGTCGAGAGACTCAACAAGATTTTTGCAAATGACCCTACATATGAAGAACCATCCACTGATGATATGGCTTTTCTTGATAACATTGCAGGTGTTATCTTAGATGAAGATTTTGTTCAGATTTATGACAATGTTTTTGAAATGCGAGATATGCCGAACCCTGTTTCACTTGACCACAACTATTTCTTGCACATGTGGCAGACGTACGCTGTGTCACCTTTTGCAAATGTAGTTTGTTGTATTCCTGCTGAATCTGTGCCTGTACAGACAGCTGATAACACAACAATTACGCCATCAGCAGTTGCGATTACTGGTAAGCTTGGTAAAGATGGCACAGCAACTGGCATTCTCACTGCAACAGTTAAAACCGTTACAGGTGGCACAGAAACAGTTAAATGGACTAAAACAGGTGGTACAGCTACAGGCACAGTCGCTTCGAACGGCGTTTGGAAAGCTGAGACAACAGGCACGTTGAAAGCGAAAGCTAGCATTGGAACTATTGAATCTGTTGAGGTAACAATTACAATTTCTTAAATAGGTGGTGACTTAATGAGCTATATTGCACCCGATACTGACATATATTTGCTTGCTAATGTTGAATGTGATAAAAGTTACGACAATGTTAAATATTTTGCAACTAAAAATGCACAGCATAGTTATATGTCTGATAAAATCGTTAAGTCATTTACTAACCAGAGTTACGGGCGTGTCAATAAAGGCACGTTCCGTCTCTTCTGTAAAGCAGATGACGTATATCAATGCAACTATTTAATGTTTCAAAATACAGCTTTTGGAAATAAATGGTTTTACGCTTTTATCAATAGCGTTGAGTATGTTTCTAACAACACTTGTGAAGTAAGGTTTACTATTGATTTGTTTCAGACTTGGTTTCTGGATTGTACAGTTGGTCAATGCTTTGTTGAGCGTGAACACGTTACAGATGATAGTATAGGAGCACACACACTAAATGAGGATGTTCCTACTGGTGAAATGATTACAGCAATCGAAGAACAGTTGACAGAATTTTCAAAGCAGTACACATACGGCGTAGAAATCTGTATCAGTGATACGCAGTTGAGTGGCATTACTAATCAGCCTACATGGTTTGATAAGCCTGTTTTGAGCGGCATTTTTCAGGGTTCTAAAATTGGTACAACAGATAACAGCGATGACTTATTAACGTTTCTGAACAATGTCATTTCAGCGGGCTATCAGTCAACAATTATACAGGTTTTCACAATACCAAAAATATTTGCGCCATCTGGCACAGACTCAAGAGTACAGACAACAAGAGAATTACCCACTTTACCCGCAAAATTCGGTAATTATACGCCTTTGAACAACAGATTGTATTCTTCACCATTCGTTGACTATGTTGTTTATGCACCGACAGGTGATAAAATGGTTCTGCATCCAGAGTTGTTCAGTGATTACGAACATAGAATATTGACTTTTTCTGGTAATCAAAGTGTAACGCCTCAAATAATGTGTGTTCCGACTAATTATAAAATTACAGGTGGAACAAATAAGACTGAGGGGTATACCCTTAATTACGGAATAAAAGGTTCTTTCATGTATGACGCATATCAAGCTGAAATAGCATCCTATGGAATAGGAGAACTTGGCGGGACTATTGCTCATTGGTTACCTAGAATTTTGGGAACAGGCAGTAGAACAGTTGGAGCAGGTGTCGGGTTAGGTGCGGCTATAGAAACAGGCGCTGGAATGCCTTTATTGGCGGCAGGTCTTGCAGGCGTTAGTGCTGTAAGTAGTGCTGTTAGTACAGCGTCAGACTATTTCAAAGAAACGCACGACACATCGAAATTAAGTGGTGCTTCTGGTGGCTCTGTTCTTTGGTCACAGCAGATACTTGACACATTTGTACAGGTACGTCAAGTAAGAGAAGAGTATGCTAGAATAGCCGATAACTATTTTAGTATGTTTGGTTATAAGGTATGCAGATTGAAAGTGCCAAACATTTCCACTAGACCCTCATGGAATTTTGTAAAGTGTTCTACTGTTGCTATAACAGGTGCAATTCCTGCTGATGCGGAAGAACTAATTATGAGTGTCCTCAAAAAAGGTGTAACATTCTGGAAAACAAGCTTCGGTAACTACACAGCTAATAATAAATAAGGTGGTGGTAAAAATTGGGGAGAAGTAGAAGTAAACGAAGATTTTTCCAAAGGGTGTACTCTTCTGGTATTCAATATAATCATTGGTTGATGAAGTTTGCAAGCAATGCTGTAGCCTCTTATCGTGTAGAGGGATTGCCAAAAGAAATAGACTCACGATGGTTAGCGTTAAAGCTTTTTGAGCTTGGTTCTATTGCTTTCTTTTATGATTCGGATGCAGACGAATATGCCTGCATGCAGTACTCGTGTCTTGGTACATATGACTGTTATGGAAATCCGACAAAAATACGTGTTTGGAATCCTTGGACAGGATATCAGAGGGAGCTAAACAAGGGCGAATTTGTTATAATTTGGGATAACATGCTTAGAACAAATATGTACAATTCTTACATTGAATTGGCGTATAGATTGTGGAGAATTGACGGAACAATAGACACAAACTGTGTAGCGCAGAAAACACCTGTTATTGTACAATGTTCGGAAAATGAGCGATTGTCTTTTAAAAATCTTCTGGCAGGTGTTGACGCTGACAATCCATACTTAGCAGTTGGCGATAATTTGTCCTTAAAAGATATTAAAGCATTAAAGCTTGACGCACCACTGGTAGCACCTCAGTTAATGGAAGTACAGCAGACGCTTTACAACAGAGGAAACGCACTGCTTGGCATCACATCTGTTATTGTACAGAAAAAAGAAAGAATGGTGAAATCCGAAGTAGACACAGCTAATGCTGATGCTCTTGCTAACAGACGCTCAAGATCGATGGCCAGAGATTACGCAAGTGAACAGATTAAAGAAAGGTTTGGCCTTGACGTAACATGGGTTTTTGATGAGGGTGACGAGCCTGACAAGGAAACAGATGAGGGAAATCGAGAAGAATTTATTAGTGGTATGAAAGTAGCTAGTTTAGGCACTTCTGTTATAGAGAGGTGATAACATGAGTAGATACACAACAGAAGTAAGATATATCTGTGAATCACTTGCAGGACTTAACAAATCAGTTGGCTATTCAAATGTTAATGAAGTCATTGAAAAGTCAAGAAACAGAATCTTTCCACCTTTTGAAATATTTGATGAAAGTTATAGGTCTGTACTTGAGACAAAGATACTTAAACATTTTTATACCAGAGAAATCGGATGTGAAACGTTTGGATTGTGGCAGTTAAGACTTGACGCTAAACTATCAGTGATTATGCCATATTACAACAAGCTTTATAAAGCGATTAACATTGATGTTCCTGTTATTGATAACGTTGATATGAATGTTGAACACAATATTGGCAGGAATGCGGATACAAAAGTTAATGATAACACAGACATCACAGCAAGTTCTAATACAGCAACAAACACTACAGTTAGTGCAAAGATTAGACACAGCGATACACCACAGGGGAGTTTAGAGGACTTAGAAGCGAATGAGTATATGAGCGATGCAACGCTTAGTGATACAACACAGGCAGTAAACAGCAATACGAATAGCAGTAGTAACAGTAAGAGCAACAGCGATACGAACGCAAAAAGTACAGAAGAATATGCAGAGCATAGATGGGGAAAAGAGGGAACGGTAACTTATATTAGTATGGTGAATGAGTACATCGAAAAGATGAAAAACATTGACGCTATGTTAATTCGTGAACTTGAAGATTTGTTTATGCAAATCTGGGATATATGGGAGTGATTCAATATGAGTTTTAAACCTAGAAATTTTAAAGAGTGGTGTAACCACACTATTCCTGTTTTACCCCAGGTGTATGGGGATGAAATAAGTTATTATGAGCTGTTGAATCAAGTCATTGAAAAAAGCAATGAGCTTGGTGACACAATTAATGAACTTATTGAATATGTTAATCACTATTTTGATAGTTTAGACATTCAAAAAATGATTGATAAAAAGCTTGATGAAATGGCACAAGATGGAACTTTAGCTGATTTGATTAACAACGTTATTTTTTCGAAGTTAAATAAAAGTGTAAATAAAAGGGCAGTAAAGTGTGTTACAGTGTTAGAAATGGTTAACGATATGGATATTTCTTTAAATGACATTGTAATTACTTCTGGCTATTATACTATAAACGACAATGGTAACGCTACTTATCTTATATTAGATGTTAATTCAGGTTACAATATACCATTATTAAATGGTCTTTTTGCTTATTTTGTTGGAAAAACAGGCAGACCGGAGCAGTTTGGATGTAAAGGTGATGATAGTGATGAAACTATTGGTTTAAAAAATTTGCTAAAAACTTGTAATTGCATCGAATTCACTCCTAACAAAAAATACGGTTTCAGCTCACCACTTACTGTTATGGGTGACACAAACATAAATGGTAACTTTTCGTGCTTACATTCGCTCATTATAGACGTTTCAAGCGATCCTAACGATGGGTTAATTAAAGTTTCTGGTGATAACTGTGTATTTAATAATGTCAAATTTGATGGTGGTATGAATAATGCAGGGCAAAAAGTAAATAAACACACATATGATAGACCGTCATTGAATGGCAGACCAATTATTGACACAATTTCTGGAAATAAGTACAATAACATTTTAATAGAAAACTGTATTTTTGAAAACGCAACAGCTATGTCAATTCAATTAAATGAGTGCGACAATGTAACAGTGTCAAATTGTCAAATAAGAAACAGTAATAGGGATGCAATCTTTGTCCTTGGTGATGCAATAAGCATTGTTGGTAACATTATAGAAGATTGTGAGGATAACTACATAGCAATCGACACTAATTTCATTAGTCGTGATATTAGTGGGGTTGTTATATCTCAAAACACATTAAAAAAGTCAATGACTAACACAGACAGATATACTATTTCATCAAGTGTTGGCATTTTTGTTGGTAATTCAGATGGTAGAACAATTACAAAATGCAATATTAATAACAACATGATTGAAAGTAATTATATTGCTGTAAAAATCGATAATGTAAAAGAATGTAAATTAAATAGTAATGACATAAGATGCGGTGGCCTTGGTAAAACTACAGCTGCCGATTTGTACGGTCTTTATATTAGAAAAAGTCCTAATGCGTATGTTACAGATAATCATATTATTTGTGATAGTCACACGCTTTACATTGCAAATGACTGTGACGGCATTATAGTACAATTTTGTGAAATTGTTAATGAGGACGGAAGTTCACTTAATATGATAAAGTCATATTCAAACGACGTAGTTATTAGATATTCTTATTTACAAGGTGTTTTTAATCAGACTGTTTTTGACACAACTAATTTGAGACTGTTTTTGTGTGCGGCCAGTGGCAAAGAATTTACAAAGACAGCTAGTACAAACGTTGTTAAAACTGTTTTAAATTACGGCGATTTTATTAACTAATGTTTCATGTGAAACATAACAAAGGGAGCCTTTTTGGACTCCCTTATTTTTTAGTTTGCTAATGCTATGCACAAAAGCAGTGAATAAAAGCACATTATAAAAAACAATGTTAATTCATTGAATAATCTTGCAGATATAGCAGATGTTATCACTAATACAAAAAATAAATTGAGTGTATCATTCAACTATATCACCTCTGCTAACATCGGAAATACACACGCATAAACAATCTTCCCTTACAGACAAGCACTCAACACTCTTGCTTGCTAATGAACCTGTTCTTTTAACTAATTGGTTAAATTCAGATGACGGTATCTTGTTAGTGTGAAACGCTATAACTGTTTCATTACTATATTTTACCCTAGTGTATAGTATAACATAAATATCCATTCCTACTATTTTACTTACATCTTTTACAAGCATTTTTTTTCACTTCCTTTTTATTCATTCTCATGCTCATTTAAAATTGTAACTTTTGTCCCAACACGATTAGCAAACACAATTTCATAAGTAACGCCAATGCCAATAGACCCGTCACACTTAGGGATAACAACAACTTCATCGGCTTTTTCTATTTTGTTAAAGCACTCTTCTACTAATTTTCTGCATGGCAAATGTGGTTGTTTTTTAACATATTCTACATTGTTGCCTAGACTCTTGTAATAATTAGCTGTCTTTTTAATCTTTTCATTACGTCCCAAAGACCCTATTACATATATATTAGCCATGTTTATTTCTCCTTTTCTTCATTCTCTTACATGCATCACTCACGTATGCTTTATGTTTTGAATCATTATACTCAGCAACAGACGCTTTCATTATTTCATATCTGTATTGAAAGTATTCTTCGCAAGCTGAATGGCAATTTAAACATCTTTCACTGCAATCTTTACAGGGTGCTTTCATATTATCACCTCCTGCAATATAACATTATGAACACAATAGTCCACCATATAACTATTGCACCAGATACACCAATAATCACTATCATATCTGGTCTTAAAGTGAGTAAATATAACAGGAATAACAGAAACAGCAATATTAAAACTAAAACACTGATAAAAACAAACTTTTTAAGCATTTTTTCACCTACCATTTATAAGAATAATTCACGCCCTGTGAACTTTTTCTATTTTTAAAATAAGGAACTTTTTTAGTTTTTCTAATGTTCCTGCAAACTGTATACCAGTCAAGTGTAAATTTTTTTACTTCAGTATCATTCATTCCGAAAACAATTATTTGCATTATCTCACCCCACTTGAACCAAAACCATTTCTATCATTATCTGTTAAATCTTCCACTTCAACCAGTTCAATCTCTGGCTGATTTCTTACAATTTTAAACTGTGCAATTCTATCGCCTCTTGTTATCACCGTATCTTCAACAGCATATGCAGGAAAACACCATTCATCATTTCTACCACAATATGAATTATCAATGATTCCCATACTGTTAGTCATTAAGACATGATATTTTCTGAAAGTTGATGAACGTGGTAATACGTGTGCTTCATATCCTTTTGGTAGTTTCATTGCAACCCCTAACGGGATGTTAACATATTCGCCTCTTTTAATGCGCACTGTTTTACCTGCTTTTAAATCAATCCAATCGCCAAGTGAATATTTTTCCGGCAGGGCTGAATTAAAATATCCATGATTCTTTGCTAATACACTAATTATTTTCGAGTGTGAAGAATAGTTTTCTACAGCTTCTTTGATAGACAAAACATCGTGATATAGATAAGACAGTTCTTCATATGTAAGAGAACAGTTTTCTTTAGTTTTTTTCATATAATTCACTCCTTAATACATTAATATATTTTTCTACAAATGCTTTATAAAATAAATCTGCATCATAATATGTATATGAATTCATCAATATTTTTAAAGCGTTTTCCAACTTGTTCATCCTTATTACACGCCTAATTGCAAGCAATGCCTGCTTCGCGTCATAAACTCTAATGTATTCGTTGTAATCTTCATATAGCATGTTGTCAATATCTTTTCTTATTTGAGTATCTGATTTACCGCATTTGATACGTCGATTCGACAAGTAAAACACCTCCATCTATTCTTTTTGGAATTAATTTACATGGTACATTTAAACCTATTTTAAAATCGTCAAATGTTCTAACGATAGGTTCATGTGTAACTTGATTGAAAAGAAATCTGTTAACTGGTGTATTTTCTTTGTAATCAGCATACACAGCTTTTCCAGACATCGACAACTCAAACAAGTCTTTGCATCTCTGTGGCATTCCTGCACACTTAATGTTGTTGTACGGTTCTTCAATCTTCTGCAAATCTTCATGCGTAACGTGTTCAATGTATGTTTTCTGTCTTGCAAAAATAGCTCTATCCCAGCAGGATTCAAGTTTCCATGCACAGAAATCAGTTTCGTGTACTTTAATTCCTGTAATCTGTTCTGGTGGTAAGTCACAGTGTATGCTATCTGTATCAGCATATATAAAGCCATGTTCTTCAACGCCATAATAGTTTGCTTGAGCGGCTCTGATGGTAAAGTTTCTGGCGTAGCTTGTGATAGCTGAACCAACAGGGATATAACCTGCTTCTTTATCTTTCGCTGTAATGTTAATGAATCCTATTGAGTTATCATCCTTAACATACGCTAATTTGAATGATGAATCAGTGGATGAAGCCATCTTGCCATACAAGTTGTTTAAAAATAACTTTGCAAGTGTACGTCTTGCGCCCTTGCTAGTCATTTTTATTTTTGCGTATTTATCGATATATTCATCAAATATACCGACTTCTGAACGAAAGTAACATCCATCAAGAATCTCAAAGTCAACAAGCTCATAATGTTCAAGTATAAGAAAATAATCTGTCATGGTAAGTGTAAGTTCTACTCTTGTATCACATTCTTTACCATCAATATCAATGTATTTGTCGTAATACTTACCTGTAGCTTTGTCAAACACATCAGATGTTTGTAACGACTCTGTGCCTTTATATAGCATGTTCCCCTTTATCTGGATAAAAGGCAATTTTCCACTTCTCAAGTAAAATTTTGTTTTTATCCTAATAAAGAAATACATGTTGTTTTGTAAGGCTCTGTCTGGAATAAAGTTACCAGACCAGAACATCGGCTTTCCAACAGGGTATCTATTGCCCGACATAGAGTGCATCATAGACGGATACAGAGAATTTACATCCGCAGTAGTTCCGTTAGTATATATCTGATTTTCTTTACCTTTTACTAGATAACACCAACCCCCTCTATATGACTTTCTTATGTAGGCATCAACGTTTGACTTACCGTATGTATCAGAATCTAGTTCTATTTGTGTAACGTCTGGAAATCTTCTTTTCCATTCATCTTTTCCAACTATTTGCTTATATTCAGCAAGACAACAACTGCCTATTGTTAGTCTATTATGCCCTTCACGAAAAACAATCTCTAATGCTTCTTTAACAACAAGAACATCGTTAGCTATGTACTTTTTTTCCTTTGGTTTAATCTCACAACCTGCATAACGAAAACCAGTATATTCCATGTCAAGTTTCTGATGTTTTGTTTTAAAGGCTTTTCCTATCTCTTCAACAGAGAATGGCAGAAGCTTCAATGAATCCCTAAATTCTATTACCTTACTGTTTACTTTAACTTTGATCCTGTACCATTGCCCCATTTCTGATATCGTATACTTGAATGTATTGTTATACATATCTTTATCTTGATGCCATTCACAGGAATTAACACCATCCCCCGAATATGCTTGTTTTAGGTGTAGTTTATTAATAAAAAACGATATCCAAAAATTACCGTCAAATTTTAGGTTGTGAAAATAAACTATCAGATTAGATTTTAATCCGCTTAAATATTCCCATGTTTCGTCTATTGAATGTAATATAAAAACATCTTCTGTGAACATTTCTACAATGGCAGATGCCCAAACTTCTGTATTTTTCTGACCCTCATAGACTGTAGTTTCAAAGTCCCCGACCAGATACTTTACTTTTTTAGGCCTTGCCATACTATCACCACCCGTTTTCTGATTCGTTCATCATTTCAGCCTGCACTTTTTCTTCAAATGATAATGGTGCTCCGTTGATTATTGATAACAGTTCGTCCGTTGCTTGGTTTATGACTGCAACTGATGAACCCCACAACACGGCTGAAACTATAACGTCTATATCATTCATAGTTCTGGACGCTTCAACTAGCCTTCTTCCGACCTCTGACGTACCGATGTCATTAATCATATTCAGCAGGAAAGACTGCATACTTCTTGAATATGAAATTGCTTCTTTTCTCCTGCTTCTGTTCAAATCAACAGATTTGCCTAATGAAGATGTGAAGTCTGTAGCCGCTTTTTGATATTCTGCTTCTCTTCTTTTACGCTCCTGCTCAATTTCTTCGTCTGTAGCATCCTTATAGCCATAGAACAAATCTTCCTCTTCTGGTGTTAATGAACCATATCTGGCCAGAAATTCATCATTAAAGTTACTAAACGCTATATCTTCTTCATGAGGAATATTTGCTTCTGCTTTAATAGCTTCAACGTCAATCTTTTTTAACTTATTGACATAAGCACGTAAATCCTTACCTTTAAAGCCCTTTGCTTTAATCTGACGCAAGGTTGGAATGTTTGTCGGAACATATTGAACACCTTGCTTTTTAAGCTTACGCTCAAGACGTTTTATACGATTTCGCTCACGTTCGTATGCTGTTAATTTTTTACTCATGTTACACCTCTACAACTCCCTAGATTACTAGAGTTAAAAAACCACAATCATCTAAAAGGTAAAGAATATTACATTCGTAATAAGGAATCCACTTAGACGATATTATACGTTCATTGGATAAAATATAGTTTTCGTTAGTATCTGATAAATTCAAATAAACCTTATCATCATATCCTGCTAGAAATAACTGTATTATATCACAAACTTTTACTTCACATTTTCTATCAAACAATTCGTCAAAGCACATTTTTAGTCACCTCCTGCATAAATATGTTTCACGTGAAACATTAAATAAGTAAGAATGACGCTCACTGTATGTCGTGAGCGCCTATGCTTATTTAATTTGCTTTTGTTACTTAAAAATACAATTTCATTCTACTTTTAAGCTGTCAATGTCAAGTACGCAATCCACGTAGTCACGACCTGCTTTTGACTGGCCAGTGATTTTCTTGACAGGGAATGGGAAACAACCCTGCATAGCAGTTTCAATGTCTTTAATGCTTCGCTTAAAGGTTACTGACTGAGTACTGAATACAGCATGGTCTGTCGTGATGATTGACATAAGTTCGGTTGTTGTACCATCCTCTTTTTCGTCAATAAATTCAAGGTAACCTGCAACATCGATAACATCGCCATCATTAAGTGTTTTCACAGTTCTAATTGTAGGTGCAACTGTTAAAAGATATCTTTCTACAGGTGTAAATTCTCTTGTCTGTCCCATTACTTTAATCATATTCTAATTTTCCTTTCTTTTTTGTGTGTTGTATCGTGTAAACATAAAACAAATCTATTAACTGGTTACATTATTCTTCCGACTGAGCTTTTGCTCGCGATGGGAGAATTTCGGCTAATTCCAAAAACTTTTCTTCTGGCATGCCATACAGCTCTTCCTGTACTGTTACTTCAATTACTTTCAGAGGACGTACCTCTGTATGCTCTTTTGTGATTGCTTTCAGCGCATCATCTGCTGAAAGTTCTCCTGACAGCTTGTATTCAAGTGTCTTAATCTCGTCTTTCTCAATGTTGTAAACTGTCGCTATCGCTTTTGTACTCGTAATGGTACGAGTAACCATTCTCTTTCTTGCCATTGTTTAGGCCTCCTTGTTTGTTTGCTTTTTATTCGTTTAACGTCCGTCGACGAATTGACAGGACGGGAGTCGAACCCGTCGGAAGTGTTCCGCAAACCTGCCTGTCAACCTTTCTATGTGTAAGAAAGGAGGAGAGAGTAAAGAGTTGTCAGTTCTCTTTACATTATTTATTATATCACTGTTGTACTTAAATGTCAACAGTTTTTTCAGAAAACTTTTATTCATTTTGCACTATGGTTAGATATAACTAACTTTGCACATATTCCGTAATAGAACTAATGTTCTAGTCTATTCTATATTCAAATAGAACATTCCGCCCTGTCGATGCTTCAACAAATCTCCAATCTTTTGATAAAGCTATAATATAAGGCAGTTCACCAATCCTTTTCATGGGGTCGGCCAGATACAAACTAAATTCGTCACACCCTACTATTTCTAACGGGTGCTGAAATGTCATCTCTAAATCACCCAACATAGCTTTTGATACATACATCATTCTTCATCCCCTCCAAATAGCAACTGAGCTATTAGCTCAGCTACTAATAATATTATTATTGCAAGGCCTGCTATTGACAGGCCTGCAAAAATCACTTTCGCACCTTTCTGTAGGCACTAAACCAAATGTTTTCGTCCATGTAATTCTTAAAATCTGAGAATGTCCCGTTACCGAATTTAAAAGCGTTCTTTATTCTTTCTTCATCCCATTCGGTATAAAAGCCGTCATCATTAGCTTTCTTTATAGCTGTTTGAAAAGAACAACCGAATAGATTCATGTAGTTAAACAGAATCTTCCTTGAATACTCCCGATATACATATGCCATAATTACACCTCTCTCCATGTATGCGAAGCAACGTGTCTAAACTTGTTTCTGAACTTGCTAATGTGCTTTGCGCTGGTTGCCGTGTAACCGTATACCAAACGAAGCACATCATATAAAATTCCACGATCGTCAACAAATGCCACAATAGTTTCGTAGCTAATTAAAAACGAATAACCTCTTGTTTGATATGTCCATGCTTGACAATAGTCAAGACGCACCACTTCGTCAAGCTCTTTTGAGACGTTATTCCAAACTTTTTTGGCTCTCTCCCAAGCCTGTTCTACTAACTGATTTTCGATTCTCTGCATTTCTCTTTTTGTCATGTTTATTCCTCCTACTTTCTTGCACGGTCACTATTGACCAAGTGCCACCCACAGGAATCGAACCTGCGGTACACCATGTGGCTATTTGTTTCTATTTCTTTGTCTTTCCCTCATATGAAAAACAAAATCTATTGTGCTCAATATCTCTTTGTGCATCTTATCAGATTCTTCATAACTGATAAGTTTCATGCTATACAATGCCCTTTTGTAGCCTTGCATCCTTCCCATATGCAAAGCGGCATCTTCATTATCTCCTTTAAACTGTGCTGAAATATATGCGGCTCTTTCTTTTTGAAAATACATTTC